GCCCCAGGCCAGATGAGCCTGGACCTGGCCGGCGGTGAGAAGGGCAAGCCGTGCGGCGAGGGGTACATCTCCGCCAAAAAGCGCTGCCGCAAAGGAGAGCCCCCCGCGACGGGGAACACGGCGGCGAGCCAGGAGCGGGTGGTCCTTGGCAGCAACGAACAGGGCCAGCTGCTCATCAACGGGAAGGCGCCGGTAAAAGCTCTGGGAGGCGGGGCCTTTGGCGACACCTATCTGGCCGAGACACCGGCCGGACCCGTGGTGGTGAAAGTCGATCGGCTGACCAATGGCGATCCACTGGAGGCCAATCCAGGCGTGGACCGAAGGACGCAGCGCCGAAACATGGTCGAGCGGGAGCGAGCCAACATGCAGAAGGCGTTTGAGCTGGGCATCGGGCCCGAGCCGATTGGCGAGGTGACGGAGCTGGCCGGGGGCCGGCTTGCCTTTGCGTACCGGATGCAACCTGGCACCCCGCTGGCCAAGGATCACCGGGCGCTGCGGGCGACCCCCGAGGCCGAGGCCATCTTGTCCAAGCCAGGCGCATTGACCCGGTATGCCAAAGGAGTCGCCAGGCTTGCGCGGATCATGGCCGACTCAGGCCTGGACCATGGCGATCTGCACGGGGGCAACATCCTGGTGGGGCCCGATGGAACCCCCTCACTGATTGACTGGGGACTGGCAAGGCAAAAAACGAGGCGCCTGCCTCTTGATGTGGCCAGAGAGGAGTCCGTGGCGTTGTTCGTCATGGGCGGCACCCTCATGAACGTGAACGCTCAAGTCGAACGGCGTGGCCGCGGCGCCAAGCGAATCAAGCCGTCGATCGCCGACTTCCTGGACCGGGTGAGAAGCCAGGCCTGGGACGCTGAACGGGCCTACAAGAAGGTGATCGAGGCCCATGACGACGCTTGGCGTGAAGCCAACGGCGACGAGAAGGTCCCCAATGCCTTGCAGCGCATCACCCAAGCCAATGCCCTTGTGAAAGCCGGCATGGAATTTGACGAGGCTGAACGGCAAGTGGGCCTGCTGCCACCGATACCAGACAAGGTGAGAAAGCAGGCAGAAGCAGACCGCGACCGGATCTTTGGCCCCAGCCATTTGCGCCGGTTCCGCCGTTCCGTAGACCGGCATTACGCTGCTTGGGAAGAGGCCGAGTAGCCATGGACATTCCTGCTCATGCCCAGGCCTGGGCGGCCATGCAACAAGCCAGGGACAAGGGCGATCTAGACGAAGCCGAGAAGCAGCAAAAGCTGTGGCGCCAGCTGCTCACAGCGCCGAACAGCCGAGCGGACGCCGAGAAAGACAAGGCAGAAGATCAGGAACCACCGATCGACTGGGATCTGGTGAACCGCGAAGCAGCGATTGGCGTTGAACTGAATCGCAAAGCGATGGCCCAGTGGCGCAAGATCCAGGGTGATCAAAGATCAAGCAACAAGTCGGCCGAGCAGTTCAATAGCTGACAGAGCGCTCGGACACGCCCGGCATTGGGGATGGTCCGGCCGCGCTCCACATCACAGACCCATTGCCTGCTGACGCTGATTTGTTCAGCCAGTTGGTCCTGGGTGAGTCCGCGGTGCTTGCGCATCGTTCGCAGCCTGGCGCCAAATACCACCCGGACATAGCGATCGGGTTGCGCCACAAACATCGGCCAAAAAGGTGAATGACGGGGAGCGCGGCGAAAATGCCGGGTCCGGCGACATTGTAGAGAACTCGGCCAGCGTGGCTTACACAATCAACGCAGAGTTCGACTGCCCGTGGGTCAAGCAATTCGCTATGACCGTGCTCTGATTGAGCCCAGCTGGGAGGAGACTCCCGAGGGCTATCTGCGCATCAAAGCAACCTTTGCGCGTACTGGACTGCAGCGCTATCGGCGGCAAGACGGTACAGAGGCAGTCGAATACAGGCCGGAAGAGGAAGTCTCCAAGCAAGACAGCCTCTTATCGCTGGCCAATCTGCCCGTCACGCTGGAGCATCCGCCCGAGCTGCTAACCCCCGACACCTGCCGGGAGTACCAGCGTGGCCACACGGGTTCCAACGTCGAGTACCGCACTCCATTTGCTTATGGGGTGGTGACGATCACCGACGCTGACGCCATCAAGGCTGTCAAAAGCGGTGAGGCGCGTGAGGTCTCGGTCGGTTATCGCGTGAAATTCGACGCGACTCCTGGTGTCACGCCAGACGGTCAGCGGTACGACGGAATTCAGCGCGAAATCAGTGGCAACCACGTCGCGATCGTGCGCAAGGGGCGGGCGGGCCCTGAAGTGCGGTTGCACATGGATGCCGCCTATGCGATCGACCCACTCGATCTAACAGATGGCACAGCTCAACCAACGACCCAGGAGGAATCCATGACAGCAGTGGCAGCGCTCAGCAATGCCACCGAGGCCCTCGCCAATGCACTGAATGCCCAGATCAGGGCAGACGCAAAAGGAAAGGCGGAGTCTCGTGAAGGCAGCGAAGACGAATACATGGAAGAGGGCGAAGAAATGGCCCCAGACGAAGAAGGTCTAGGGGAAGACGAAGAGATGGAAGAGGAAGAGGAGATGGATGGTGGCATGGCCGCCAACCTTGGCTCCTACAAGATCCCCAAAAAGGACGGCATGGTCTCCAAGGCCATGTATGACCGGGCCTGCGCTGAGCGCGATGACGCCATCGCTGCTCATGAGCGTGACCTGGGCCGCCTGGATGCTCTCATTGAGCGCCTGGACAGCCTGGAGTCTGAGCTTGACCAGCGGCTGGATGGCGCCGACATCAACCTCGATCAGCTGGTCGCAGATCGGCTTGAGCTGATTGACCGCGCCACGCAAATCCTTGGCGAGCGACCCACCTTCGATGGCCTGTCGGATCGGGAAATCATGGTGGACACGCTGATCGAGGCCGGCGTGGACCCGGATCGGCTGGAAGGCAAGAGCGACGACTACATCGCTGCCACCTTCGATGCCATGGCCATCGCCGGCCAGGGGCGCCATGACAGCGACCCGCTGGCAGAAGCGCTCGGTGGCATCCCCATGTCAACGGGCGATCAAGACGCAGCCAGGAAGCGAATGATCGAGGCCCAAAAGAACGCCTGGCAACAACCCCTGTCCAAAACCAAAGGAGCTTGAAATGGCCATCACTTTCACCCCTACCGCGGTTAGTTCCGGGGAAGGTGCGCAGTTTAACTACAAGCTGACCCAAGCCCGCGGCGTCCCTGGCCAAATCGCTGATCTCAGTGGCAGCCGAGTGATCAGCGGCAACAACGAAACCGGCGCGGTGATCGCCTATGGCGTTCCCGTGGCCGCCAATGCCAGCGGTGTGCTGCTCAACAGCTGCAAGTTGGCAACGGCCGCCGGAGCCATCCTCGGCATCAGTGTTCGCACGTCGGTGAACGAGAAGATCGGCATTCCCGCCCCCGGCGCTGCACCGTCTTACACCGAGGGCGTTCCTGACCTGAAGAGCGTCAACGTCCTCACCCAGGGGACCATCTACCTGCAGGTGATGGAAGACGTGGCCCCCGGCGACACCCTGCGCTTCCACAAGTCCGGCGCCAATGCCGGCAAGTGGGGCAAGACCGCCAGCGCCGGCAACACCCTCGCCCTGGCAGCTGGTGGCTGGGTGATCCGCAAGGGCGGCAGCACTTCCCAGGTGCTGGCCCTGGAGATCAACACTCCAGCCCAACTCTCGTTCACCGCTGACAACTGAGGCCACCGCCATGACTTTTAGACTTGACAACGCCAGCCCTGGAGTGTTTCTCCAGCGCGAGCTGGAGCACATGCTCCCGCGGGTACTGGAAACGGTTTATGCCGACATCCCCTATTCCCGCCTCATTCCTGTCAGCAACGAGGTGCCCGAGGGCGCCGAAACCTACAAGTACGAGATCTACGACCACGTTGGCGAATTCGCTCTGCTGAGCGATTACGGGGACGATCTGCCCACCAGCGACGTGCTGCGTGGCGAGATCGTCAACACGATCCGTGGCTTTGGCGGCTCGTTCAAGTACACCACCGAAGAACTTCGCAAGGCCCAGTTCGCGGGCGTCTCCCTGGAGCAACGCCGTGCTGATGCCGTGCGCAAGGCCTATGAGCAGCTGGCCAACCGCCTGGCCCTTTTTGGTCAGGCCGGCACTGGCATGAAGGGGTTCTTCAACCATCCGGTTGTCGACAAGATCGTGGCCACTGGCAGCTCCAATGACGGCTGGTTTGACGCCAGCGCTGCCACCCCCGACGACATGATCGAGATCCTCAATGAAGGGATCACGTATCAGCGACAGGCAACGAAGATGGTGGAGACACCAGACACGATGCTGCTGCCCTATTCGGTCTACCGGAAGATCAGCACTACGCCGCGCAGCACAACCTCCGACACCACGGTGCTGGAGTATTTCCTGCGGACCAATCCGTACATCACCCAGATCGAGCCAATCAATGAGCTGGATCCGGCAAACAGCGGCGGTGCTCTGAGCAAAGAGCGCATTGTGATCTACAAGCGCAGCCCGGAGAAACTTCAGTTCCACATTGCGATGCCACTGAAGTTCCACTCGCCTCAGCAGCGCAACCTCGCGTTCATGGTTCCTGCGGAAGCCAAGTTTGCAGGTGTTGCTCTGTACTACCCCAAATCCGTCACCTACGTGGACAAGGCCTGATCGCTATGACCCTTTGCATTGCCTACACCCCTGAGCTGTCTGACCCCTTGACGCTGGCAAACGTCAGCGGGGGCTCATTCATCGTGAGCCTCTACAAGGAAGGCAAGCAGCTGGTTCTGAACCCCGGCAACAACGTCGTTGACCCCGACCTGTGGCGTCAAGTCCACGCGTTGCCCGCCATTCAAGAACTGGTGGACATGAAGATGGTGGAAGAGATCGACCTCTCCACCGAGACGGTTTCGGAGACCCCGGCCGCGGGCGTCATCTCGATCGCCAAAGTCGAAAAGCGTGCTGCTCTGCGGTTGATCCATCACTCCCGTGATGCGAAGCAACTGCAGGACTGGCATGACGAAGACGAGCGGATCGAAATCCGCAACGCGACCAAGCGGCGCCTTGCAGACCTCAATCGCGGAGAGGCCTGATGGCAGCCCCGACTCTGGCGGAGTTTCTGGCCAGGTTTCCTGACCTGGCCATCCACTCAGAGGAAGTGATTGTGCCGGCCCTCGCCTTAGCGGGCCGCGTGTGTGACGAGACCATCTGGGGCGAGTTACACGGCGATGGGGTGGCGTTCTACGCCGCCCATCTGATCACCTCCCGCGTCAGAGAAGTCGGGCAAACCCTGGGCAAGCCATCGGGGCAGCCGAATGGGGAAGGCACCAAGGCCACTTACTACGGGCAGCAGTACGAGGCACTGCGGGCCCTTTTACCCGCTACTGGCTTCGTCATCTGATGGCTGTCACGGCAGACACGATCGCTGGCTATGCCCCTTGGGGCAACGCCGTTCTCACCTTTGAGGTGGGCGCAGGCGCAGCCACTGTGGACCCAGCCACCGGGAACCCGGTGCAAGGGACCCAGACCCTGGAATACCTCGCATCACTGGACCTGCAGGCACCGAACTGGAAGGAGCACGAAGGCGTGGACATCACGACCTACGGCTGCTCAGGACGTGTGCTGTTCCCGCCGGTGTTGGACCCCAGGATTACGAACGGAAGTGCTGCCGTAGCCACTATCAATGGCTACAAGGGCCACTTTGAGGTGATCTTCAACCTCGCAGAATCACGCCTTGGATATGCCGACCTACGGCAAAACATCCAGGGAACATTCAGAGTCGTGGGAGGAAACGGCAATGGCCCTTGACTTCCGCATTGATGATGCCCTGCAGGAGGCGTGGCAAGACTTGGCCGCATATCTGGGACGCCGTTTTACCAACGAGATCTCAGAAGAGAAATGGCCATGGCCGACTGAGCCCACCATCCGCGACATCGTGGATACCGGGAATCTCAGAAAGTCTTTGCGCATCACGCATGGACTTGGGCAGAAGAACCTGGAGACCTTCTATGAATGGACGGCTCCATATGCCCCCGTGGTTCACGACGGGGCTGTGTTCAAAGCCACTGATGCCGAAGGCAACCCGCGAACACTGACCGCTAGGCCCTGGACCCGCCCTGTCCTGCAGGACCGGGAAAAGATCCAGCGGTACATCCAGGCTCGCTTTGCCTTGGCAATGCGACGGAGGGCAGGCCAGCCATGACTGTGATCCCCGGCTACGAGCTGGTCCCAAGCCTGAGAGCAGTTCGCGATGAGCTGTTCAGTCTCATGGAGCCCTATCTGGGCACCTACAAGCTGGGCGGAACATCCACAGCCCCTGCCTTCTATGTCATGGGCCCCAATCAGGTTCGGCCCCAGTGGACCGTCACCGGGATTGAGGTCGTGCTGGTCAGCTGCCCAGACCTGATGCCCCTGGGTGGGGTTGGCTCCTTGCCGACGAAACGGGTGTGGACCCTGCAGGTCCGCAACTTCGACACCGACTCCACCTTGGAAGCGGTGCGGGTGGCTTTGTATCGGCATTACCCGACTGCCGTCCAGCGGTATATGCCGCAAACAGAAACCACCTATGAGCAGCTCACTGTTGAGCTGCCCGACCACATCTTGATCACCCTTCCCTAATAGGAGAACGTCATGGCTGACTATGCAATCGGTTTGAGCTTCCACAAGGCCCACCGCACCTTGGTGCGGTGCGTTCCGCTGACTGCGCCGAGTCGGTATTTCGCCAGCCGCAATGCAAACGGCATCATCACCCTGCCCACCCTTGAGACGGGAGAGAACTATCGCGTCATCTCCGGTGTGACCGACTGCTCCTTCTCGATTCAGGACAACAACCAGGAGTTTCGGCTGCTTGGCGACGATGGCTGGAGCGACAGCGTGATCACCGGTGCCAGTGTGCGGGCCAGCTGCACGACCTACTTCATGAAGGACATCGACGCCCCGGCCGCTGGAAGCGTGACGCCCACTTTCAAAGGGGGCTACGACGAAGGCTTCGAGGTGATCCAGCGAAGCCGCCACGACAAGAACTTTGAGGTCTACTTCGAGATGCTCAAAGAGATGGGCCGCAAGGACGGGGCCACCGGCAACTACGTCTACGACTTTGCTGGCTTCAATGCCGTGGTCACGGGCTACAGCGAACAGCTGGGGGCAGAGGGCCTCACCCAGGTTCAGTTTGAGCTGAGCAGCAGGGGCCGAGCCGTGTTTGGCGTCTATGACAATGGCGCCAATCCGCTTGGATTCTCCGAGTTCTGATGAACACACACCGCGAGGGCTGATCCATGGCTGCTAACTATCAGATTTCCGGTGCGTTCCACCGCGCCAGCAAAACGATCATCCGTGCGATCAAGCTCTCGCACCCCAACCAATACGAATGCACATTCGACGCGAATGGCTATATCGTGCTCCCCACGCTCATGCCGGGCGACTACTACGTGCAGTTGGCTGGAATCAGCAACTGCCAGATCAGCATTGACGACACCCCCCAGGAGCACCGGTTCATAGGAGATGACGGTTGGTCAGACGGCTGCGTCACAGGGACGAGGGCCAGGGCGGCGATCACCAGCTACTTCATGCGGGATCTCCAGTTCATGGATTCCTACAACCTGGGAACCTCCGGGGCGACACCGACTGGCGCGGCATATCGCAATGGCGGGGTGGCCTGCTACATCCCGGCCGAGACCAGCGGGCCGTGGGAACGTGGCTTCAAGATCATCAAAGAGGCGAGGCACAACAAGGACATAGGGAGGATTGGCAGCTCACTCAGCAGTCGCAACAACCGGGTCTACGTCGAGATCCTGAAGGAATTGGGCCGGGAAACCGGGAACAGCACAAGTCCCCTCGTCTACGACCTGGTGGCTTTTGAATGCAACGTGCTCAACTACGCAGAGCAGGACGGGGCCGAGGGCCTCACCGAGGTGACCTACGAACTGGCCTCAGTTGGTGAGGTGTACGTGGGCCGCTACCGCTCCCAGGACCCAATCCGATTCAGTGACGACTGGACCTTAAGCGACTTCCGAGACGAGGTGACCAAGGAGTCGATCTGCCGATTTGGCCCGGAGTTCACCGCAATCCTCGCCAACACCCCGCCAAGCGCCGGTGTTGAGAACGTCCGCTACGACCACACAACGGGCCAGGCCTGGCTGTTGATGTCCGGTCTGGATCACTTCGGCGTCGGCCGCACCGTCCGCCTCTATGGCCTGGCCTTTGGTTGCTTCAGCTCCGAGGCCTACAACAGCACCTACTTCCCCCGAGCAGGCGACCCAGCGGAGTTCACGATCCAAGAGATCGTCGATCGGGATGTGCGCGAGTATGAGGTCAAGCAGGCCAGTTACAACCACGTAACGGGCGCTGCCGTCCTGACGCTTGATTCCACCGAAACGATCCAGGTCGGGACGTGGGTGAGCCTCAGTGGCCTGCGGTTCAGCTGCCTGAGCAGTGGGCAGCCAATCGTCAAGGCCTTTCCGCAGGAGACAGCGCACTCGATGTTTCAGGTGACGTCCTTCACCTCTGCCACCATCACCGTCAATGTCGGGACATCGGACATCGCCCACACCTTTGTCGGGGGCGGACTGGTGCGAACGGGCCCAATGATGCGCGTAAACGTGGGACCGTCGCCGATGGAGCACTTCTACATCAACGGTGGGACCGCAACCATCGTGGGTCCACTGGAAGCCGATGGGACGCTGACCTACAACAACGCCGATGTGCAACCACGTAGCACAGGGATCCTGGCGCTGGCCTGATGCACCACCCGATACTGCGGAGCAAGAACGATCATGTCGTTCTGATCCACTGCGAATCCACTGAACGGGGCATCGAAGCCGAGCTGATGTTTGTGGAACCCTACACCGAATCAGTATGGGTTCAGGTGTCAGATCGGCCTAAACTGGAGGGTGTCGTATATGAGTGTCAGCTGCCAATGGCAGTCATTGACCAGCCCGAGCGTTACAAGGCCTACCACGTCCAACTGCCAAGCGCACGCTTCTGATGAACAGCACTGCTACAAGGACGAACTACCGAGATCTCCTCTTTGAAGGCGCGGAAGCGCGATATGAACAGGTCGGGCCGCTTCGGATGCGCCGCTACGACGACCTGCTGGTGGCCGAGGCCGCTGAGCTGGAGCAGATCGAGCGCGATCGGATGCAGGCCATGGTGCATCTGATCCAGGTGGCCAAGCGCTGCAGCCAGGAGAAGAAGATCCCGCTGCAACAAGCCTTCGATTTGCTGGCCCAGGGCACCAGTGACCCGTCACAGTCCGGCCTGGTGCAGGAGTACCTGGAGGACATGATGGTGGCCAACATCGGCCAGCCACTGCAAGTGCTGACCGAGGCGAAACTGGTGACCCTGTTCGTGCGCAGCAGGGCTGAGATCCTGCGCAGCAAGCGCTGGCAGGCTCTGGACGACTGGCAGCAAGAGGACACGATGCGAATGCCCAACAGGCTTCGCGAACAGGTGATGGAGTTCATCCGCAACGAGAAGACAGGATGGCCTGAGCCGGGAAAAAAAGACGAGGAGACGTAGAGGATGGTCTGGACCTAGAGCGCCACCTCGCGCAACTCAAGGCACAGCTGCAGCAGCCCGAGACCAACTGGGACCGGCTGTATTTGCGCGTTGCTGCAGCCAATCTGAACGACCCCAAGTATCACGCCACCAACTTCGGAAAGCTCCCCCTCTCGCACCTATGGCGCACCCTCGACTTCATCGACAAGCAATCCCAGGTCGACGTGAACCTCAACTCACTGGCGACCGCAAGGCTCGCTTCTGTGGTGGTAGCTGCGCTGTCGGGCCGCGGCGCCAAGAAGGTCACAGCG